ACAAATCTTATTGCCATGAGTGTCTGTAGGAATTTCAATCCACCAGCCTTCTTTAGCGAATCCAGAAGAACCTTTAACTAAATAATGACCAATACTCAACTTCTCAAATGAAAGTGGTTGCTCTGCAGCTTCTTCATTTAACTCAATTTTATCTGCAAACAATTTAACAACGGGTGATGCAGATTTAATAAATCCATTTGCATCGACTGTTGTATTTGCAGACGTCAAAAATTGGAATATTTGATGAGAGTTAACAGTTCTCACATAAAATACCCGAGAATCAATAAGTGAAAAAATAATACGAGAAACCACAGAAGTAGAATCACCGCTTTGTTTTATAACCAGGCCGGCTCCATACCCCACGTCAGGAACACCACCCCACGCGCAAACTTCACCATTCTTCACTAAATCAGCATTTAGAGTAGTTTCGCCATCTGGCGATTTTTGTGCAGATGCTAAACCTATTCCAAAAGCACCAACTTCCATCACATTCCCAGCAGCAGTTCCAACATATCGACTTGCAGCATGTGTCCAGTTCGTAAAGTTTTCATTCATTTTTGCGCCAGTTGAACGGAATGTATCACCGCCTGCCCCACTAGGAGCTGAACCAAGATTAACAGTTTGAATTGTCATTTTCTTACTCGCATAAAAAAGCCCCTAAAAAGGGGCTTTGAAGAGATTTAAAGTTAAGGGTAAAAGACTTGAGTGAATGTCGTAGAGATTTGCCAGACATCGCCACCCAAACAACGGGGTTGATATTCATCTGTTTTAACTCGTACCTCACCGTCTAACGGCGAATCCCAAAGAAACGAGTCAGCTCCTTTATGGTCATCAAAGAATGCTTTGATTTGCATAATTTCATCTTTATAAGCCGTTCTTTGATAAGTCCATTCACCAGATCGGTTATTGATACCTACAGCAATGTTTTGTTCATACCCATCACCAAATTTGCTTGATAACGTATTAAAGCGCTGAGTATTACTATTTCCGTCTAAGTCGCATTCGAAAGTGAATTTAAGGTTGCTCATGATTTTTTGGCCAATCAATTTTCATAGGTTCTGATCTGTCTTTAAAACGTTTTTTGCAACTTTCTAGATCCTTCGTATCTTGATCTGGAGCGAATAAACCTGCCCGCCTACTTTCACGAACTGCCCATTCTTTTACATGTTTGTTTAGTAGCTCTGCAGCTTTAGAACTCTTAGATTGTTTTTTAAAAATGAGGGTGAATGACAATCCAAAGACGAAACCCGTTGCATATTCAATTAGATTAAAATCAATTAAATTTGCACTTATGTAGAAAACTACAGCAATCAATAAAGCGAGCAGAAAAGTCATAATGTACTTTTTCACTTTTGTACTCCCATTAAAAAACCCACTCATTCGAGTGGGTTACTTTGATAATAAACCGCCTTGTCGCTGTTGTTGACTTAAGTACTCATCGACATGCCGACCAATTGCTTCACCCAAACCTATAGGTTTATAAGCTACTGAATTAAGCGCTTGATATTGCTTCTCGCTCAAAACAAGAATCACACCTTCAATATCTACAAGCCAATTATCGAATTGGATAGGGAAAGTTTCCCCATCTCGTTCATAAGTCTTATTTGCCTCTCTTCCACGTTGACCAACATAGGTTACTGTGCCGCCCAGTAAACGTGTTACTTCATCATGATTACCGGTGTATTGGCCTGTTTTCTTAAATTGAATTGCTTTCATATTTCCTCCTTATAAAACAAAACCCCGCCAAGAGCGGGGTTTTGTTTCTATAAACACTTAGAATTGGTGTTTGTAGAAAAGTTCGTAAAGAATTCTAGTTAGAGATTCTAAATACGGTTGATTTAAATCATTTAGAATAAATGACCTATCTCCTAACCTAAATACCGGTTTTTCTCCGCTACTAACAGAGAATTCACCATGTTTTTTATCTAAATACGAACCAAACTCTAGATAATAATCCAGTAAGTTTTTACTATTAGGGTTCCTAATTAATGCGTAAGCAGTAATTTCAGCGTTTTCCCATGCCACTGGGTTAACATCAGTTCCCATATCTCCTCCTTATTGGTTAATGGGAACTAACTTTTAACTCACTTTAAATAGAAAAATCAATTAATTAATAATTTTCCATTTATGGCACTATTTAGCCAATAAACCACCCTGTCGTTGCTCTTGCCGGATAATCGTTCTAACCGCATTGCCGATCATTTGGCCGAGCTGCTTCGAGTCATTTTGGGTATCAGTTTTGCTTGATCCATCCGGATTAACTGTTACATAAACATTGATTGGTATATCACTCGAACTGCTTTGTGCTTGATTTGAATTAATCGCATCAAATTGTCGTGCCTCCCGTCGTGTTGCTATAGCTTCACTAGTATTATTAGAAACATAACCTCCATTTGCATAACCACTTGGTTTACTTTGACGCATGCTTTCAACAACGCTAACACCACCCCAGCGTTTGATATCTTCTTGCGACCATACGACTTCGCCTTTATGCACAATCCCTGCTGGAGTGTGTTTAAGACCATTACCGGTATAACCGCCATCCGCAAATCCTTGCGGGGTTGCAGCTTGGATGAGAGATACAAATGTACCTGATTTAATTGTCGCGATCGCTGCTGCTGCCGCTTTTTGGTACCAAGTACCTGGCTCATTTGCGTAAGCATCTGAAGCAGCTTTCCACATGTTCATTCCAGCCTGCGCCAATGCGAATGCCCGCTGACTTTCATAAAGAATGCGGTATGCACTTGATGACTCACCAAGCATATTTTTAAACATGCCAGCCAATGCCCCTGTGACACTAGCTCCATAACCCAACTGGAGATTCATTGAATCATTTTGATAAGTAGATTCAATCAATTTCAAACGCTCAAAGTGTTCCTTCATGATTTGTTCACGTTGTGCATTTAAAGCTACCATATTTGCATTTGGATCTTGTTCCTGAGTTTCAATATCAGCAAGCTGGCTATCAAATACTTTTTGAGAAGCATCATAACGGCTAAAGCGCTCCTGTTCTAAAGCGAATTGTCCACTATTACCAGTGATACTCGCCTGAATACCATCCCAGTTTTGAACAGCATTATTCACTTTATCGCGTGTCTCTTTATCCTGATTGGCTTTAGATAATGCGATTAGCTTTTGCCGCTCTTCTATAGAAAGCTTGGTATTCTTAAGAATTTCCTCCCGTTCGAGTCTGTAACGTTCCTGCATGGCTTGGGTTTCTGTCAGTAGAGCTTGTTTAGCCTGAAAAAGACGTTGCTCTTGAGCAAGTTTTAGTAAACCTAATTCTTGTTGCTGCTGTAACTTAAACGAATCAATCGCAATTTTGCGCTGTTCTTCTGTTAATTTCCCCTCAGCAACCAGACGTAATGAATTGGTTTCATATGTGTAATCAAGCTTTTGTTCTTCAGTCCACTTATAACCATTTACTTCAAAATCAAATTGTTTTTGAGCTAATTTATCTTCAGCATCAAAACGCTCATTAATTTTTGGGATTAAATTTGATTGACCTAAAATGGTTGCTTTGTTGATTTCCTCCTCTCGTCTTTTGCTTCTAGCAACTGTTTCTGAGTCATATGTTGCCTGTAGCTGTTTAACTTCCTCAAGAGTTTTAGCGCGTGCCTTATATGCTTCATCTTCGAACTTCGAAAGATCGCCGATTGCTTTTGAGGCTGCTTCGGGGTTATCTCCTAAAATTTTACTAAGCTGATTATAGTAAGAGTCTTGTTTGGCTAAATGCTGTGAAGCTTTATCTTTGCCAAGCTTTTTCCCTTCATAATCCCACCCGATAAAATTTTTCCCCACGATTTTTTCTAAACTTCGATAGTCTAAATCATCATTAAGAAGAGCGGCTTTAGATTTGCTATAACTTTTATTAGTCATAACCTCTTGCAATAAAAACTTAGCTTGCGCATCTAAAGCATCTTGGGTTTGCTGGATTTTTCCATTTTTATCTAAAACACCTTGTCCCTGTAAGGACTGCATGAGTTTAGTTGAGCGAGTCTTTTGCCAAGAAATAAATCCAGTATTTGTATAACCATTATTTTCATCCTTATGGCTACCAAACATTGCCTCATTTCTAAAATCATTCTCGCGCCCAACTTGAGCTGTCATTACTCGTGCTTGCTTATCTCCCAATCCAGCATTACGGAAAGCCTGATATACACGAAGCATATTTCTCACTCGCTCATTATTCCCTGCAAGTAGAACAGCTTGTTTGGCAGACTCTTTGGTTTGCTTTCTTTTAGCTTCAGTTAATTTATCTTCTCGCTCCTGTTGTTCTTCGATGATCTTGAGATTTCTAAGTGCGCTATCAATTTCATCTTTAGACAAAATCGCACTCATTCCTTTAGCTTTTTGCAGTTCTAAAATGGCATTAGCTTGAGCAACGGTGTAACCTTTATCAAGCCATCCTGATTTATAGATTGAGTCAATAACGCTATCTTTTTGCTTGGCTTGATAATCTTGTAAAGCCTTTGTTGCCTTTTCAGCCTCACTAGCAGTATTCCCCAAAGCATCCGCTTGCTGTTGATGCTGAGCTGCTGCATTCTGGGCTTTATTACCGGTTAAAGTTACTTCAACACCGAAGATTTTTAACTTGTCAGCAGATTGAGCTGCTTTAACTGAATTTTGATCATATTGGGCAGCTTGCTTTTTAAGATTTTCATATAGATCTGTAGGCAACTTAATTTTATTTAAGCGTTCTATGGCTTCTGTATAGCTGATAGTACCTTTACGTGCCTCTTGAGAAATTTTTTCAACTTCCCAATTGCCACGAGCATAGTTTTCGATATCAATTAATGCAGATGCAA